GTATCAGGTCATGTAGGAGTTGATCTATTGATAGGTGAAACTCGTTGTCGTATTACTGCAGTAGCAAGTGCCACATCTGCTACTATAGATATTGCAGGTACATTAAGACAACAATTAGAAATAGATAGTATAAAAACATTTGAAGGTAGTGGCACAGTAAGAGTTACTAAAGCCTTGCATGGTTTGGCTACTGGAGCATCAATTACAATAGAAAGATCAGGTGCAGTTGGTGGTATTGCTAACAGTAATATAAATGGAAGCAGATCTATAACTGCTGTTCCTGATGAGAATACATTTGAATTTACTGCAGGTGGCAGTGTTACTGCTACATCAAGTGCCATTGGTGGAGGTAGTCCACGAATAATTACTGGTGCGGCAACTACAGAATTTAGCGAACAAAGTTATTCATCACTAAGAGGATATCCTGCCGCAGTTACGTTTCATCAAAATAGATTATGGTTTGGTGGCACATTGTCACAACCTGATGGTATATGGGGTAGTAAGTCAGGACAGTTCTTTAATTTTGATATAGGTGATGCCGCAGATAATGATGCTCTTGATCTAACAGCAAACGTTGGTGAGATATTTTCTATAAGACACTTAGTATCTAATAGAGATCTGCAGATCTTTACTACTGGTGCAGAGTTATTTATTCCTACTGTAGCCAACAAACCAGTTACACCTGCTAACGCACAGATACGCAGACAGACTCCATATGGATCTTCATTTGTAAAACCTACAGTGTTTGATGGTGCAACTTTATTTGTTCAGAAAACTGGTAGTGCATTGAGAGAGTTTTTATTCACTGATGCTGAAAGTGCATATACATCTGTAGCAGTATCAGGACTAGCACCTCATCTTATACTTGATCCAGTACAACAAACATCTATCAAAGGTGCATTGAATCGTAGTGAGTCATATGCTTTTCTTCTTAACAATGATGGCACTATAGCTGTATTTTATTCTGTAAGAGGAGATCAAAAAGCAGGGTGGACATTGTGGGATACGCAGGGATTGTGGCATAGTATATGTGCAGTGCATGAAAGATTGTTTGTAGTTTGTGCCAGAGATGATGGATCAGGCACAACACAGTTATTCTTAGAGGAGTTTCAAGATGATATGCCTATGGATTTCTGTGATACATTTAGTGGTAGCAGTAGTGTCTTTGGTAGTTTGGGATCTCACTTTTCTAATAATGCAGTAGTAAAAGCTACAAATGGTAATGACTTTCTTGGATCATTTACTGTATCAGGTGCGGCAATAGATGCTAGTGCAGTTAAAAGTGGATTGTCTCAGGCTTTTATTGGCTATGATTTTACACCTTCACTCAAGACATTACCTATAGATGCGGCAATACAAGGTGGTCCTTTGACTGGTGAGCCTAGACAAATACCTAAAGTCATATTAGATTTGTTTGGAACATTGGCAGTAAGTGTGCAAGGACCAAGTACAACATCAACAAGTAGAGATCTTGTGATACGAAATACAACGGATACTGTTACTGGTGGCTTCATGGAAAGGTCGGCTGTGACTGGTAAAGAAGAGTTTAGATTGTTAGGATATAGTCGTGATCCAAGAGTTATAGTATCGCAGTCTTTTCCTTTGGATTTACAGATTAACGGAATGATAGTAGAGGTGGCATTTTAATGGACCCAACATTTTTATTAATATCGGCAGGTATTCAAGCTTTCGGATATAATGAAGCATCAAAGGCGGCAAAAAGAGAAGGTCGTTTAACTGCTCGTAATATAGAAACACAAGCAAAGATAAGAAGGTTACAAGCTATACAAGAACATAATTCTATTATGGAAAATTTAGAATCTTTCAAGGATACAAATGCTTCAATTAGTGGTGTTTTAGGTAGAGATATGGGATCTGATAGATCGTTAAAAGCTATTATAAAGAAAGCAGATAAAGATAATATACAAACTATAGAAAGAGCAAATTATCAATCTCTTGCAGAAGTATCAAAGTTGGCACAACAAAGAGAAATGACAAAACTAAAAGCAAGTAATTTAAGCAAAGCATATAGATTAAAAGCATTTGGTTCTTTAGTATCAGGTGGTTATCAGGCTAGTCAGGTTTAATAATGGTAGAATTTATAAGGTCAAAACGTACATCTTTTGTGAATAAACCAGTTGGTGTAGTTGCCGCTGACACTGGTGCAAGACAACTTGGATTATCTGTAGCTGAGTTTGGTAACTCAATGCAAAAGATATTTTGGGCAGAGGCTAAAAAAGAAGCTATAGAAGGTGATGTTAAGAAAGCAAACACATTAGCAATTAGAGATGATAAAGGTAAATTAAAGTTTGAAAAGCCTGAAGTAACAGCAGTAGGTCAAGCAAAGTTCGATCAAATATTAAGTACAAGATATGCAAATGATATTCTTATAAGATCAAAAGCCAAGTTTGGTGAGCTTCATGGTGAGTACACAAGTGGTGGTAAGTTCGATAAACAAGGATTTGATTTAGCCGCAAGAGAATATATCAAAGGTCATATAGAATCTTTTAAAGAAAATGATATGGCAGACTTTATTCCTGCTTTTCTTTCTAAGGTACAGAACCAAGCAGTATTGCACTCTAATAAAATATTAAATGATAAGATTGCACAAGAAAACAGAATAGCTAATGAAAATGAAAAGATTATAATTGATGAAGAAATACAAGAATTAGAGGGTTTATATTATAACCAAAATAGTATTTCTATTTCAGGAGTTGATGCTGAAGAGACAAGAATTGATTTACGAGAAGATATTGCAGAAGCAGAGAAAGAAATATTAGCACGGATAGAGTCATTAAAAGGTAAACCTAATGGGTTAGCCGCACCTGCAATAAAAGAACTAAAAAGAAAGATGAGGATAAACTCTTCACTTGGTGTATTGCAATCTATTATTGATAAGAACCCTACAGATGGTAAAGCAATCAAATTTTTAGAACTTGCTTTTCAAGGTAAAACTATTTCACCTGAAGCAAAATCGTATTTATTTTTGACAGATAATGCTATTACAGAATCAGATTTAAATACTGCGGCGGCATTGAAAGATTCATTTCAATATACTTATTCAGATAAACAAACAATAACTGGTATATTAAGCAACCAATCAGGTGATGCAACAAAGGCTATGGGTAGTGTTGCAAATATTGCAAAAGGTAAAATGGCATCATCAAAAATGAAATCAACTGGTTATCATACTAACAGTAAACCAAGTAGAGAAGAGTATCAGTTAGGGTTAGAGAATGATCATGGCACATTAGATATAAGATCTTTTATGATGCAACCACAAGATAAATATACTGCAATATTATCAGATCTTAGAAACTCTACTATACTGCCACAAAGTCTTTATGAGGCATTTAGTAATAATAATATAATGTCTGTATTTGATAATTTACCTAGAGAACAACGAAAAACTATTGCCGCAAAACTTTTAGATACTTGGAATAATATATCTAAAAGACAAGGTGAAAATATGGTGTCATTTAGATATCCCAATGAATATAATAATATAGAAAAAAGATTTGCTATAATTAAAAAGATTGTAGATGTTGGAGGTGAGGATTATTTATTAAGGGCATTTGATATTGCCAATCAATCCCCAGAGTCAAAAGAAAATTCAGATAAATTATTAATGCAATATAATTTAGACTTTGATTTAAAGGCTACTACTGCATCAGATGTTCCATTAGCTATATTAACTAAGACAGATATAGATGCTCAGTTTCATCAGGAGTTTGTGCCATTTGTAAAAGCATTGCTTCATGCAGGAAAACTTAAAGATGAAGATGGTAAGAAAGTAGATTTTAGCATAGATAACATTGTTGAAGTTTTGGATAATACTTATGGTAATTTATTTCAAGATGATGGAGATGAAACATTCCAACTCTTTGGTAGTAAGATTGGTGGCAAAACTAATGTGTCATATAAAAACTATTATAAGACTCAGGAGTCACAAACATTCTTCACAAATTATGTAAATAATAAACTTGCAACAAACAGAAGTTATGATGCTATGCCACCTGAATTTAAAGAAACTGCAACAGTTGTTCAGGCAGATGAGTTCAGAGCAGGTGAAGGTGGTAATGCAAAATATCTACCTAGCTATCAAAATGCAGGTGGTGCTGATATGATATGGACTATGGTTGATGAAGATAGAGTACCAATAAAAGCTTTTGATGGAACTAATATAACTATAAATACAAAAGATGTTAATAAAGCTCTAATTACATATTATAAAGAATTAGAAAAAATAGCTTTAGCTAAGAACTATGACAGTGCAACAATGACTAAGAATGACATTGATACTGTATTAAAAACAATAGATATACAAAAAAATAATTTTATTGCCATTAAAAATTTAAGAGAACAATATGGCGGCATGAATAA